GGGCTACCGTATTGATGTCGCGTACTTCGCCGTTGTAGTCATTCTTGGCTTTCTTGACGTGCACCAGCACCGGCTTGTGCAGGATGGCGTTGGCAAAGTCGTCAATGCTATTGAGTACCGTGCCTTCAGGAATCTTGGCCGCGTCAAGCACGTACTGTAATTGGTCGAGGTCGTACTCGCTGGTCGCCTTACGACGCCAGTTGTCCCAAAATACAACGCGGTTGTGGTACTTGCCGTTCGTGTTCGGCAGTGCTTCGTCCAGGTCATTCCGGACGGTCAGGCGGATTTGCAGGGACTCGGCACCATTCGGTGTGGCCCGTTCGCCTGCCTGAGTGATAATCATCTCGTAGTCGCCCGTCGGTAATGGTTCGTAACTGTTCTCTTGATTTTTGCTGTAGTCAGCTTTCATAAATGCCATTGTTATGCTCTCCTCTTTTTCTGCGGCAGTTTAAAGCCGCGTGCTTTTGCTTGATAGTAGGCCCAGCCGGGCTTGTACCCGCGGGTTTTGCCGATACTGGCTAGGTCTTCAAAACTGTTTGCTTGCTCCGGATCGCGCCGGTCCGGGTGATGGACTTGCATTTTAAAATCGGCGGTCGTGACCTTTTTGAGTTTGGCCGTCTCATCCACATCCTGCGGCTTCGACGCTTGCTTTGGCTGAATAAATCCGCATACCGGGCAAACGGTGACGCCGCCGGGGATAACCGCGAAGCATTGTGGGCACGTGCGAATTGCTGGCGCATCGTCGTCTTGCTTACGCGTGCGCTTTTTGCGATTGTCGAGCGTCCAGTTACGCGGCATGTCCGGCGGGCCAAACCGCCATACGTTAGCCACATGGTCGATAATCACCGCGCGTTTGCCCGGTCGATAGCGCATACCCCGCATTGACTGCTGGATGTCCAGCACCAGTGACGCTGTTGGCCGTAGCATGATGACGACGCCACAGTCCGGCACGTTAAAGCCCTCCGAGATTAAATCGACGTTAGATAAGATAGTGAGTCGGCCAGCTTTAAAGTCGGCCATGATGCGCTCACGGTCCTTACGGTGGGTCTTCGCGTCCGCATGCTCAGCCGTAATGCCGGCGGCATTAAATGCGGCAACGACGCGCTTGCTAGCGTCCACACTCGGTGCATAGATAATCGCCTGGCGGTCTGCGGCTAAACGTCGATAGTGCTTGACGACGTCGCCGTACACCATGCCCTTAGTAGCCTCGTCAATTGACTTCTGCGTAAATTCACCGGTGGACGCTTTATCCAGCAAACCAATGTCTGCCAATGTGGGTGCGTAGTAGTCGAACGGTGCCAGGTATTGATGGTCAATCAGCCATGCAACCGTCGGGCCCTCGACCATGTCGTCATACACATCTCCGAGACCCTGACCAGATAGCCGCCAGGGTGAGGCACTAAAGCCTAGTCGTGGGACGTCTGACCAGTAGTCGTACACTGTTCGATACGTCTTAGCCAGAGCGTGGTGCGTCTCGTCAGTTATGATTAGTGTGGGTGTCGGTAGTGATCCTAGCCGGTTTTTAACCTTGCCAATGGTCAAAATCGTGCACCGCTGGAGATTGATGCCGTCCTCAATAAATGTATTGACGATTTGCTGGACTAGCTCCCGACGGTGGACCGTAAACAGCACGTGACCGCCTTTTTCGGTTGCCATCCGGACAATTTCGGCAATCATCACGGACTTACCTGACCCGGCTGGCGAGACCAGTAGAACTGATTTACTGCCCGCCGCTAGCTTTTGTCTTGCTTGGTTGACTAGCTCCTCCTGGTACGGATGTAGCGTGTACGTCATCCCCGTCACCTCCAAACTCGAACAGTTCTTCGATGGGTGCCGACGTCCGGTGGTCTAGTCTGTTTTTCGCGAAGATGGCGTCTGTGCCCTCCAAGATGACTCCACGGCCACCCGTCTTCGGGTTGACCATCAACCGCCCTACGACGTCCGTCAGTCCCAGCAGTCCGTCACGCACGCTGTCACGGATAGCTGGCGCATACTGTGAAAACGACTGGCCAGACTCGGCGGTGATGCTGCGAGTGTTTTCCCAGGCAGTCACCAGCACGTTGATGGGCGCGTCCATGAAAATCGTGCTCATAATACGGGCGAAGTAATTAGTCCAACCGCTGTAATCTTGCAACTCGTTGCGAATGCCGGACTTACTATTACGCCCTTGCTCGACAAACCAGTCCTTTTCAAATGCGGAAACGTTGTCGATAACTAAGTTGTCGTAACCCTTGATACGCGCCGGTAGGTCGGTCAGAAACGCGACCCACTCATCGGATGGTTTCGACCGGTCAAACGGCTGTACGTCGATGTTTGGCAGACCGGCCAGTACCTTGCTGGAGTCGTCTAGATCCAACACCAGCGTCTTACCTTTAAGATAGCTGATGGCGGTCGTCTTACCCACGCCGGGCTTGCCGTATAGCAACACACGCCAGTTTTTGGTACGCGATAGGCTGGATGCGGATTTAATCGGTTGCATTGTCGTCACCGCCCTTGATTACCATGTGTGCTAAGCCAAACTGCGTGATTTGTTCCAGCAGGTCGCGCATGGAGACGTTGGTTTCACCAGCGATGGCTTTCAACTTCCGGTGTGTCGGAATACTGATGAACACCGGTGCGGTTCCCTGGCGAGCGTGTTTAGTGTGGATGACAAGCATGTCGTCGGTTTCTGGTAGTTCCATTAGTCTTCCTCCTTGTTGAGTACTGACCGGATAGTGAGCACACTGTCGGTTAAGCCGTACTTGTCGAGCTCGTCCTTGGTGAAAAACGAACGTTCTACTTCATAAAAATCTTTCTCAAAGTCACTGTATATATAGCTAACCGCATCGCCATCTCTGCTGTGTAATGCGACTAAGTACGTAAAGCCATCAGGGGTTAGTTTTCCCGGCAACTTCATGTACGCCTGGAACTGCTGCGGCTTTTCCTCTTCCCAGCCGTCCTCGTTGGCTAGCGCAGTCAACACGGCCCGCTCGTCGTCATCTAACAAAAATTCTGTTGATGCGCTACTGATGTGGCCTTGTAGTTCAGTAAGTGGACAGTATTCGTAATCGAATTTATTGTCAGCTCCAATTGATTTTAGAAACTCCGCTACCTTGTGGTTCACAATTGTCTTAGTCATTGTCTTCATCCTCGTCGTCATCGTTGTCTAAAAGCTGTTCAATCCGATTCTGCAATGTGTTTGCTCGCTGCCGTTCTTTGCTGGCTTCGGCTTGCAGCTTACTTACTTCTTCGGCGTGTCCGGCATTTTTTGTGACTAGCTCGCGATATTCATTGAGTGTGATGGTGACAGTCAACTCTTGGTTGGTCACGATGTCATGGTCGTTTGCACCACCCCACTGCCCGAAGTCCTTCACGTAGTAGGGCTCCTTGTCTACCTTATCTGCCATTTACTTAACCTCCAGTCGTGTCGTCTGCTTCAAAATTGCCCCGTTAACTTCGTCGCCAGCCTGTAGTCGCTTCTTGATGAGCGTCTTATCTGGCCGGTACTCGGTGTGCTCGACCAGCGTGTAGACGGGTAGCTTGCTTTCGTCCACAATGTCGACACTGGCCGGGTTCTTGCGGACGCGGACTAACGTTTCGTCGGTCTCAATCTTCTGCCAGTCGTGGGCTTCCATCGTCGCTTTGGCGGTCTCCATCAACCGCATGGCCAGGTTGCGGTGTGACTTCTTACGCGCCTGGAGTGACTTAATCTTCTTGTCAATTGCGTCCACGGTGGCGTTCTCTTCCTCGGCCACGTGTACGTAGCTGATGAGTTTGTCCTCAATCTCGCCCTGGATGGACTCCATGGTATCGGCTAACACGTGTGGATCTAGTGTGTCCTCGTTGCCCAGCGCACGGAGCTTCTCTTCCTGCACATTTAGGTGATATAATGTAGTCATATAGATATCCTTTCTATTTTTCTGCCGATACGGGTGCGACCGTGTCGGCTTTTTCGTGCTCCATTGCTTCGATGTCGCTAGCCAGTTCGTCTAGGACACGAAACTCAATTGCCGCAGATTGGGCGTTATCCAGCTCACCGACGTTGCCGTCGCATAGGCTGTCCGACATATCCTTAGCCGCTGCTAGTCGTAACTCCGCCACGCGGTCATAGATCGCCTGTGGGCTTGTTTGCCAAAATTCCATTATGCTCACCTCCCTTCAATGATTCTGTTAGCGATAGACTCACCCACAGCCGTGATGATGACTGCGATGCCGAAGCCAATTAATACTAATGTGCTGAAATCAATCATCGTTACACCTTGCCTTTCATCGCGTAACTGTCTAAATCGTCCACGTCATAGCGCTTGGTGCCGCCGATGATGGTCACGCGGATGAGCGAGCGTTTGACAAGCTCGAAAAACTTGGTCTTGCCGATGCCCAGGTATGTGTACGCCTGGGTAGCGTTGAGATAGCGCTTTGTAACAGTGTCCTTAGCTTCCATGTCAATCAGTCCTTCTTCGTCATAAACCAAATTGCGATAACACCAGAGACAGCACTGCGAGAAATATAGCAACTGCCGCTAGAACAATTTGTGCTTTTCTCACGTTCCCGTTCCTCCTTCCTATTTAACGTCAGCTTAGTTTCAAAAAATTTGCCTGATACTGAATAAGGTTGTAGGCATATTGGAGACTTGCGTACGCTTGGTCGTGCGTTAAGTCTTCTTTTTTTAGTAGCTCAACAATCTGTTTACCGGCTTCGGCTACCTCACTGCCAAACAATTCACTGGGCTGATTGTTCCGCTTGAATGACTGGAGATAATATTCGCGTGCCGTTTCTGTTTTCTTGGCTTCCAAATGACTAGCCCCCTCAAGCTCCATAAAATATTTATCGACTACGCCCACATAAGACAATTGCGGGTCGGCCTTTCCGTTCTCCCAGCGAGAAATCATGCTCTTACTGAATACCAATTTAGAATCAGGCTCGTTGATTGCTAACCAATCGTTGAGGTTATGCGCTAACTCGGCCAGTGATAGGTTCATTAGAAACCGTTTTTCGTGTAGCCGTTCACCAAATGATGCTTCCTGCATTGTGTTTCACCTTTCTTCTACTAGTCCTCCTTAATATCCAAAATGCTGTAGATCTTCTGGCGAACTGCGATGGCCTTAGGCGTTAGCGTCCCGTTGACTGCGCGGCTAACCTCGGCCTCACTCTCGCCAATGTGTTCGCCTAATTCCTTCTGCGACCATCCTCGTTCTTTACGTTTGCGGATAATCAACATCTGAATCTCAAGTGCTGCATCCTGTAGCTGTTGTTCTGGCATAAAAATTGCCTCCTTCCGTAATTTCTTATCAAGTAGTTGCAAAAACTTATCCAATGGGGTAAACTCAGTGCATAATAAATAAACCTAATGAAGGCCCCATACCCACCAGTTTTCCTCGCCAAAGTGATAACCGGTAGGGCTTAGTTAAGTGCTAACTAATTACTTGATGAATTCATAGTAACCCGATAGAGTAAAAAGTGCAAGCATTTTTTGATACTTTCGGTTAAATAATTCGTCATGCTGAGGAGAATCTTAATATGACATTGTTTGAGCGGGTTAAAGAAACGGCCAAGAAACGCGGCTGGTCACTACAAGAGACAGCGCAAAAGGCGGGTCTCGGAATTAATAGTATATACGCATGGAAAAATAAAACACCATCAGTGGACCGTATTAAGTCCGTTGCCGACGTTCTCGGTGTAACTGTTGACTATCTCTTGGGCGAAACAGAAAAGCCTTCTGTGTCGAAGCCTAAGCAAGTCGACCTTGACGACGATGAGGTCATCATGACTTTTGAAGGCCGGCCTATCCCGCCTGAAGATGTGGAACTCATGCGTCGGTTGCTTAGGGGGTCACGCGATGGAAAATGATGACTACCTAACCCGGGTAATAAATTATGGGCTTGACCACGGCGTTGGTGTGCAGACCACGAGTGAACTTAGTCCATATACCCCCTGTGGAAGTAACCCAGCCACTCACATGATTGTGATCAACCGCAACTGGCACATCCACAGGCAAGTCCCCTATCAAGCTGCACACGAAATAGCCCACGTCCTGCACGAGGACCCAGGTGTTGTGTACTTCCACATACCAACGGCAAAACGCGGTATCGAAGCAGATGCCAACCGGAGTGCAATCAATATACTGGCACCTATGTACTTTGATGAGGTGGAACGAGAGGATGCCAACATTGACGAGTTTCTGGGTGCCTTCGCGATTCCGTCATATATGTACGATGTGACCTATAACGCAGTCCGTAAATTTTACGAAAATTGCTAGTACCAATACGTCCAAACACTGAACGACGTTAAAAGCTGAGAATCTGGGAGGAATTATTATGAAGAAGAATGAATCGGGCACACCACGTCCAAAGAAGCCATTTTACAAACGGTTCTGGTTTTGGCTGCTTGTGGCAATCTGTGTAGTTGCCATCGGCGGTAGCTTGGGGATCAGCACTAGTAGTAGCAGTAGTACATCTGATGACACTGCTAGTAAGTCATCATCTAGCGACCGTTCTGTCGCCGATAGTAGCAGTTCAACTACTGTAAAAAAAGATCCAAATGTTCCGACTGAGTATAATAACGCGCTAGTCACGGCAGCGGAATACTCTGACAGCATGCATATGTCCAAACAGGGTATTTACACCCAGTTGTCCTCTTCCGAGGGCGAGGGCTTTTCTGCTAAGGCTGCACAATACGCAGTTGACCACCTAAAGACAGACTATAACCGGAATGCCTTGGCAACCGCCAAACAATACTCAGATGAGCAATCAATGTCTAAGCAAGGCATTTTCGACCAACTGTCATCGCAGGAAGGCGAGAAGTTTACAACGGACGAAGCACAATACGCAGTTGACCACTTAAAGGCCGACTATAACAAAAATGCGTTAACTAAAGCTAAGGAATACGAATCTGACCAGAATATGTCACCGTCCGCAATTCAAGAGCAGTTAACCTCGGATGCTGGTGAAAAATTTACAGTATCGGAAGCACAGTATGCGGTCGACAATTTAGACAAGTAAAAATAAGGAGGAACCAATTATGGAGCGTACTTTTGTAAGTAAACACGGTGGCAAGACTGAAATAAAGATTGATGACTTTGGTCTGACAATTCACCGCAAAGGCTTTATGAATGCAATGAATCAGGGCTTAAAGGGTGACAAGACCATTCCGTATAGCAGCATCAGTGCTGTACAACTTAAGAAACCCGGAATGACGAATGGCTATATTCAATTCTCACTCCTGGGCGGTAACGAATCGCGCGGGGGCATTACGGCTGCTGTACACGATGAAAACACAGTAATGTTTGCCGGGAAAAAGACGACTGACGAAATGATAGAACTAAAAGCCATCGTCGAAGGTAAGATTGCCGAAATCCATCAATCACAATCGAGTGCCGCTGTACAGCCAGGCTCCGACCTCGACCAGCTGGCAAAATTAAAAGACCTATTAGACGCTGGAGTGCTCACACAGGACGAATTCGACGCTAAAAAAGCACAAATACTTAATCTATAGACACAAAATAGCTCATCCCCCTGCCGGCAAGCTAACGGGATGAGCCAAGACGCACGCAAACGCTGTTTGTGTACTCAAATATACTACCATAGGAGGTGCACCATGCCAAAACGCAAAAATACTGACATCGAAGAATACACCAATGCTAAAGGCAATCGCCTATTTCGATTCCGCCTTTATCTTGGCATCGACCCGGCTACCGGAAAGAAGGTCACTGTCCGCAGGTCAAAGCTCGAATCATACGCCGCCGCAGACGCCCTGTACAACAAATTGGCAGCCGCAGGTATCCCGCATACGTACAATGCCAATATGACGCTTGACTCGCTGTATGAGCAATGGTTTGCCGTCCGGCGTACAAAGTTAAAGCCAGCCTCGCAGTACGCCTTGCAGCGCAATTATGAGGAAAACATCAAACCGGTCTTTGGTGACCATCAGGTGAGCACCATCAACTCCGGTGAGCTTCAGGACTTCGTAATTAATGTTGCAAAGCGTCTGGTTAACTTCCGTGTGCCAATCAATTATGTCAACGCCATGCTCGAATTCGCCGTCCGCAAAGATGTCATCGCAATCAATCCAATGCAGCGCGTGGATGTACCTGGCAGCAGCGAGCGTAAAAAGCGTGATACTAGTACAAACTTTTTGGAAGCTGATGAGCTACGTACATTCTTGTCCACAGCTCAGGATGTCGACCATTTTGTTTACACGTATTTTGCCGTGCTCGCCATGACCGGAGCACGCATGTCAGAAGCCCTAGCCTTGCGCTGGAACGACATCGACACCGACAGTCACAGCATATTGATCGAGCGCACTGTGACCAGCGACAAGCATGGCAGGCCTGATATCGGTCCTACCAAAAACGGTGTCCGCCGCCGGGTGCCACTCAACAATCAGCTACTGCCTATCCTGCGCAAGCATAAGCTCGCTACACTGTCCGGAGAGTACATTTTTCGCGCTGCAGACGACGACTTCCCGGTTGGCAGAGCAAAGCCACGTAGATGGCTGGACACCGTGTACGAGGCTCTCACAGCTAACCATGAGCATATCAAACGCGTCACCGTCCACGGATTCCGTCACACGTATGCATCACTCATGTACGAGCTTGACCCTAACATCACCATCAAGGACGTACAGCATCTTCTTGGGGATAAAACTATGAAAATAGCTAGCGAAGTCTACACCCATGTGACGAAAGAAGGCCATTTAAGAACACTTACGGCGGTTAACAAATTGGACGTGCTATGAAAAAAGTGGGGAAAAAGTGGGGAAAAGGCCCGAACAACGACGAACGCCCGCGAACCAAAATGCCGGTAAATCAGCATTTAGAACGCGGGCGAACCTCAACGAACCACTAGCTTAAAACTTGTCTTTTTAATATTCAAGATTACGAAGCCCGTGGTTATTGACCTGCGGGCTATTTTTACATTTTCTGGGGAAGAATTGGAGAATAGATTTTTAGTGATTAAAAGTCAGTAAAATAACAGACACTTTAAATAACTTAGTTACTCACTATTCGTTTGCTATGCAGAACGTCCACGAATATCGCTTTATTATCTTGATTTATGACTATCATACGCTCACCTCCATGCGTGGATATTACACAAAAACAGCGACGCCGACTATGCGGTATCGCTGTTTGTAATTAGTACCACCCAACTCAATTGACACTACCGAAATTATAAAAAAAGCCCCACCCCGTAGGGTGAGGTTACTTAGTCATGCCGGATTTACTCCGTCATGCAATTATACTATCGGAAGCTTCCCAGTGCCTCGCCATTGTCACGTACTGCTAGGTAGTGAGTTAGACCATCGTATGCACGGTAGGCAACGTAGACATACCGTCCGTTGCGTACCCAGCCGTAATAGCGAACAGATTCGCCACTGTAGTAGTGTCCGCCAGTCGCGCTGTATCCGGGCCAGTACCATGTCGACAGACTACGGTTAGCAGTAAACGTACCGTTCTCCGCGTGGATAGTCCATGCGCCGTCACGATAGCTCGTGGGCGTGCTGGCGGTCGTCTGTGTCGTTGCCAAAATTTCAACGTCCGCGCGGTTAGCCCAGCTTATGATGCCGCCGAGCAATACTCGCGTGCCAGAAACTGCGGAGACCGTGTAGGTCTTGCCGCGTACCCATGCCGGGACACCTTGACCAGTCGCCCAGCGAGTTGCGCCAAGGTTGACCTTGACTACGTCGCCAGCCTTGATGTCGCGCTTTGGCGTGTTGTTGGCTTGCTGGCCAGCCGCAATTGCGGGTGTGGACGTGGTGGTTTTGACTGTCGTCTTACCCGAATCGGACGTCGTGCGGCTGGTATAGCCGTTGTGCGTGAGTCCGGTTAAGTCGACGTTGCCGTCCAAGCCACCTGCCTTGTAGGTCGACGTAAATTGAAAGACGTGAATGTTGTCGTAGGACGGGAAGAAGCTGTAGTCCGGAGACGTGCGTACCTGATAGTCCGGGTACTCCGCCAGCCACAGCGGCCACGACTTAGCAAGTAATGCCAGGTCGAGCTTGTCTGTCAGAAATCCCTTGTAGCCATACAGTACCGCGGTATAGCCCGCGTCCTTGATACGCTGTAGTGCATAGTTGACTGCGTCAGTGTTAGGTGTCCCAGACTCGACGTCTAGCGCCACGATGGACTGCTTAGGTGTCTGTACCTTTGGCAAGTAGTAATCCAGCATGGCGTCCGCTTGGGCGCGTGTGGATAACTGCCCGTAGATGTACGTGTGGACGTACTTTCCGGCCGCAATTGCCGAGGACACCTGCGTACTGTACGTGTATTGTGGGATAAAAGTGCCATCGTAAAAACCGCCAATCTGGCTGATGACAAACTTATCGTCGGAGCGTCCATACGCCCCGTATGCTCCCTGATACTTAGACCAGTCGACACCCTGTTCCCGCTTGTCCGCGGAGACGGTCGCCAGTTGGTGAATCGACGCTGTGGTCGACTTACTAGACTGTACCAGCGCCGCCGTCTGCGTCTGTGCTTGTGTGTCGTGAACTGCATTACTACCACCCGTGCCCACAACAAAGGCCGCAACGATTACCGCTACGGCCGTGAGCCACTTACTAAACTTGTGCCGCACTGGAATCACCTCCGTCATCGGGCGCTGGTGTTGATGCAGCGTCACTGGCTGGCGTATTAGCTAGCTTAGCCTCCACTGCCTTAGCGACCGCCGCGTCAAACTCGTCTGCCTTGGCTTGTTTGTTGTCGGCAAGCTTTGTCTTAACCGACGTCACAGCCGACTTGGTGAGGTCAACGCTACCGCTCATCGACATACCAGCAAGCGCACCTTGCAGTGCGCTAGCCGCCCAGTTGCTGTCATGGGTAATAGCCACTGATACTAGACCGGCGATAATGCCGATTACTAGTGAGATGAGTGGCGTCCACGCCTTAGTGACGGCTGGCAATTGCTTGATAAACTGCGTTGCGACACCAGTCACTGCCATGATGGTAGCGTACTCCGCTGCCGTGGAAATCGTTGCTGAATCCATTTTAATCATCCTCCTTATTGTGTTTGTGGTGACGGCGCCGACGTGTTCCAAAGTACGTGATGACCGCTACGATAATTGGCGACCCGGCATTTAAGAATGCGTCGATATCCGTCATGATTGTGTGTAGAAGCTTAGCCCAGTGCATCATCATCGTCCCCCCGCCAAGCGAGGCGGACGACCAGTACAGTGATTACCAAGTCCTGCACCCACGGCATCGCCCCGCTAAAAAGTAGTCCGGCGTGCCATGCGTGCGCCATCTGTGTTGCTGTGAGCAAGGTCATACAACCGACCGCGACCGATAAAAAGAGGTTGTCCACCTCCAGGTCGTGACGGTTGCTCATCACCCACCACAGCAGTGCGGCCCCCACCGCCACAAAGAGCACATCGAAGCCGTGGTCGTTGCCAATGTCCCGGAAGATTGGCGGCCAGGTAAACGGTGGTGGGGCCAGGTATGAGACCAAGCCGATGAGTATCAGGCCAACGCCGACAACGACGTGCTCCGGGTACGTGCGAATTTTGTTAAACAAATCAACGCGCCCCCTTATGAGGCGGCCGGCGCAGCACTATTAGATGCAGCAGACGTTGCCGTCGGAGCATCGCTTGTAGTCGTCGCCTCCTGCTCGTCAAACCAGTCGGCGATGGTCGCCTTAGCCACAGTCTCTAAGTCGCGTCTGGTCATGTCGTCCAGTGACTTGCCGTCCTTAAGCGTACCCGTGGAGATAACCGCCGTGGCCGAAACCGTGTTGCCGGTGGTGTCAAACGCGCTGTACGTAACTGCCACGCTCTCAGTGCTGCCATCTGCGCCAAAACGATAGTTGATGCCTGTTAATTTAATGTCCATGATTAGTCCTCACTTTCAAATTCATCTAAAATTCGGTCATAAATCTGGGCGTCATCGCCCGACAGTTGCCCATCATAGTCGGATAGTACTTGCTGTAGTCCGGCAATTTGTTCGGCATACATACCACCGTCAATAACGATTGGCTCGGCCATCAGCTTTTCGTGCTCTGCGTTAAGTTCGGCCTGCTTTTCTGGCGGCGTGATAAACCGCCCCTGGTCGTCCTTGACTAGCTCGCCGGCGGCATCGGTCTCGCTGTACTGCTTGTACAGCTCGATTTCATCCTCACTGGCGGCATTTAAAGCTTCGGCCAGCTGCTTGACCAGTTTGCTCCGCGCCCGACTTTGCGAGCCGCTGAGTGACAGTCCACGCAAAAACTGGACCGCCAAGGGTACCTCGGCCGTCTTAAATCGTAATTTCATAAAATCCTCCTAATTCCAGACCTGATCTCCGCCTATGCTGTGAATGACGTCCCACATGTTATAGACGCCATTTTTCCAGTACATGTATATCGCGTCATCGCCAATAGCAATACCAGCAGTACCGCCCGCGGATAGCCCCGCGTAAGTGATGCTGTTAATTTTTTTATTCCCGAAAGTAAAGTATTGCGTGCCGTCATCCCAACCGTACGTGCCAATTTTGCGTAAATACAGTGTTTTGTCGGTTCTTATCCACATATCGTCAGACAGATTAAGACCTTTCTTAAAACCAGTAACGCCAATTTCAACCGGCCAATAACTCAAAGCTAAGGTATATAGCGATGTGTCATCGCGTCTATAACCCCACCCCATATAGTCACCGGATTTATTAAGGTCGAACTTAAGCCCATTGTATTGGGGATAATTAACAATTGAGTTAGCATGAATTCGTCCGACGTCCTCACTGTTGTATGAGTCCAGGATGTGCATCCCATCAGACTGTAGAAGCAGTACGCCTGAACCTTTACCGATGCGGATACCATTGGCGTCCACTTGTACATAGCCGGAAATGGAGTTCCAGGCTGACTGCACGAAGCTAGTCTTGTCACCTACTAAGCTACTGACATCTAGATTAATTATCCTTGCGACCGCCGCGTTTATCGTCCCGGCCGTTATTTTGCTAGCCGATAGACTGTCTATCATGGCGTCTTTGATGACGCCGCTGTCGATAGTGGTCTGACCGGTGATGTGATTTTTCGCACCGTCAATGAGTACGCCGGACGTGTCGAGGTTAATTTGGCTGATGACGTCGCCAGATTTAACGCGCAGGTTGATGTCGTTCTGGAGCTGGGTAAATTGCGACGATATTTGGTTGTCGGCCAGTTGGTAAGGTGGTGCGATGCTACCTTGTCGGATTTGCACCTCGGCAAAGTATAGGTCACCCTCCAGCCCCGTTGAGCTGGTCGTGCCCTCATTATCAAGTCGCACATAGGCCTCGCCGATACTGCCTGGTGTAGTAAAGGTGTACTTTTTGGTCTGTGCACCCGATGACGTCGGGCTAAAGCCTGGGTCAAGATTAGTCGCGACATCAAAGTCGGCCGTGCTCCCAACTGCGCGCCCTAGCACATATACACGTGCGGCTTTAAGGTACTGATTGCCAAAGCACTTTAACGTCAGGGTGTACTGCGTGCCCGGCATAATCTTAAAGCGCGGGCTCTCGGCGTACATCTCACGCCCATCTTTATTGATGAGCACTTGCAGTCTATATCCGTTTGTATAAAAGTTGTGCGTAGTCGTGAGGAGCGAACCGCCTTGGCCCGCGTAGCCGTCATGCTGAGTCCAACCATCCTCCGGCACGAGGTTGGGACCGCCGGTAGAACCGATTGTCGCGGTCAAGCTGTCACTGAGCTGCGTGAGCTGACTCGTGCTTGCCTTGTCGGCCACCGTTGCCTGCAATGCTGTGACTGTCTGTGTGACCGTAGATACCTGTGTGTCAGTATAGTCAGTGACGTCTTCAGGCGCGGCCTGCCAGTCGGCCGGCAGTGTGTTGCCCTCTACCATCATGGCTTCACTGGCCATGAACTGCTCACCAGGATATACCCGATACCTAAAGACCCCATAGTCCGCTGTCGCCGAGGTTGTAAAGTGCTGAATGAAGCACTCATACTGGCCTGTATTGGCGGTAGCTACTTTAAAGGCGTGGTCGTTAAGAACCTTATTGCTAGTATCTTTCTCTTCAAAAAATGTGAGATAGGTGTTAACAATGCTCCGCACCCATGCCCGGAAGGTATACTCCGTATTCGGCTTAAGTGGTATGTGGTCAGTGACGACCAAATCCTTGTAATTGTTGCCAGTTACATTGCCAAAATATACGGCAGTCCAATCGTGGCCTTGGTAATGCTCGACGGTTGGATCATTTATCCTGCCAAGACCATCAGTGGTGCTCCCTCCCCAACCTGTCCAGCCTTTAGTACCTAGCTTCCAACTGGAGTTAGGTATGAGATTGCGGACACCGACATTGAGGCCATCAACCTTAGCTGATACTGCGGACACTGTACTCTGGATTTTGTCGCTAGCTGCCGTGACCTGCGCTTGCGTATAGGCTTGCGTAGCATATCCAGCTAGCGAGTTAGTCAGGTCACTCTTGCTGACTGTCAACGCTAGTGACCCGGCCTGTGCGGCTAGCTGGGTGCCCTGGCTAGACACCGTGCCAGCCAGAGAGTTGACAGTCGTACTGTCGGCCTTAACCGCTATCTGCCCGGCCTGTACTGTCAGCTCAGCTGACGCGCTGCTGGCCGACTTACTCAGTCCGTCAACGACACTTTGGTCAGCTTTGAGCTGGATAGTGCCAGCTAGACTGTCGACACTGGCACCAACACTTGTTGCCTTGACCGTTGCGCCACTGGCCAGACTAAGCGCGGTCGCCGCGTTGCTCATCGCGGTTGCACCACTCGCGGCCGCGTCGGTAGCCGTACTCCGTGCTTGCTCGGCTACGGACTGCGCTATGGTCAAGTCAGCTGACACTGCAGCCACCGAATCGGCAGCTAGACTAGCCTTATCGGCAGCACTGTTTGCGGTGACGATGGCGGCAGAAGTGGCAGCCGAAGCGGCAACCATCTGTGTCTCCAGTTGCTTAGGCAAGTTAGTGTCGACGATGATGACCCATGTGCCGTTTTGTAGCTGCTTGATGCCCTCTCCGTTGACGTCACTGTAAAACCAGTAGTCTCCGTCGGTCGCCCCGACTGGTGGCTGGTCACCGTAGTAGTTGGTGCTCTTACCGTCTGCACTGATGGCCGCAGCGTCGGCTTGCGTGGCGACGGCGGCTAGCTGGCTCTGCACGTTATTCAAAGTATTCGCGTTGCTCTCGGCAAAGCTGACTTTGGCCGTCCCAGCGACGATTTCGGTAGTCTGCTCCAGTAGTGGATCGTAGTGGAGCTCGTTGACCACCGCCGTGACGTCCACACCATACTCTGGTACGTACACCGTGACACTGTCGGTCAGGCCAAGTGTCTCCAGCACGGCTAGCTTGTCGGCATAGTTCGTACTGCTCTGTAAGTCTAGCGGCGTGATGTCGAGCGTGACTTTTGGCTTGTCGACGTCAGTGTTTGCCGACTGTGTAAACCAATTTTTGGCCCATTCATCGACCAGCTTCTTGATGTCGGTTGCCGTAGTGTCTTGTGGCACCGTGATTTCCTGACTTGCGTCCACAGGCTTGATGTACACATGTGAGTACTTGCCAATCTGCGGAGAGTCGATAACCGCACCTGATACATACGTATCCTCATGCTCCGTGGAACTATCTGTGGTGTCGGAATCTAACTGACCGTGCCAGTATGGATACACCCTTGTAACCAGAGAAGACGCATCAACAGTGTACGTTAGCCCCTTGATATTTTTGCCTAATCGAAAGGTCGTCACGTTGTCGTAACCACGTCGCTTCAGCATGGACAGACGGCCGTTCTCACGTTTCATCTCGCCGCCCCAGTACTGGAGTATGCTCCCAGTTGTCCCCGCGACAGCCTCCAGCGGGTTGACGTACTTAAAACTGGTGCTGGACTTGGTCTCTATGTCGGAGCTCATCTCGATACCGACGTCCACGGTCATAGCGTCATGGATTTGGTGCATGGCGTCATCGCCGTTGAGGTCGGTGATGTCGAGCCCGGTGATGAGGCTGCCTGCCAAGTCGTTAGTGATGCTATCGGCGATAATTTCGAGGCTTTGCCCGGCAATGTCCAACTCCGCGGACACTATTCGAAAGGCGTGCGGGTCGTCGCGCGGGTTGGGCTTAGCCAAGATGATGCGGTCCTGTTTGATGTCGCCATAGTGACGGCCAGTCGCTGGGTAGTACGCGGTGAGTTCGAGCTCACCATTAAGCTTTTCGACAACTTCGGCGCTGTATAGCTCCCCAAGCGGTCCCAGACCGTTGTCGATAAACTGCCGCTCGGTGGCGGCGTATAAAACTGGTGTCATAGCGTGCGCCACCTCGGTTCAATCATCAATTTCGCGCCCGTTACCGCGACTGCATTCGCACCCGGTTTAAGCGTCGGGTATGCGCTGTGCGACATCTGTGCATTAAGATTGTAAATCACGCCACTAGCCTCGCGGTACGCATCCTGTAAGGCACAATCTAGCGCGATTTCGGACTCAATACTTTTAAAGCTGATGGTATGGCCGTTGACGGTCAGTGTCATGTCGCCCGTACCCGTCAGTGTCAGCAACGGTTTGGCCGCATACGATGCGGGGTTGGTGACCGTGGTGCTGTTGGTGACCGTGATTGGTTGCACACCAGTCAGGTATTTGTACGGTGCGGCCGAAAATTTAACCGTCACTTCGCGATAGTCAACCGACTTACCCAGCCGTTCGGCGGTAATCTCGGCCGTGCTGATGACCTGGTAGGTGTAGTCAGGGTCAGTGTAAAACCTCGCGTCGATATAACCACCGGAATCCAGTGTGTTTAACAGCTTAGGCAGGTTTGTGGACGCCTCCCATACACCGATAGTGACTTCAAACTCACGATTGGCGTAGCTTTGTTCATCCACGATGATAGCCCGGTCAGCACCGACTGCATCAGCGTTGAGCGTTATTTTGCGGGCCGGCCGAGGTATGTCAAACCACTTGGTGATAACCGCGTGGACTGACTCGGAGGCCAGCCCGTTGATGATGAAACTGCCGTTTTTCAATCTACGCACCTCCTACGGCCCGACTGCGGGCATTTTGTGCTTTAGTGATACCGTCGACAACGGCGGTTTGTATCTTTTTGATGGTTTGTGGGGTTGTGTCAGCCATCACTTGCACGGTCACGTTAATGGTGCCGCCGTCCATCTGTTCGGCGATGCCAGCACCGATACCAGCGAGTGTCTTTGCGTTCAACGGCAGTACTGCTTCCGGCCCCGCTTCACCGCCAACAGAAATATTGTTGCCATTGCTGGCAAACATGGTCGGTTTTGTCATAATGCCACCTTTTGCATACCAGCTGACGCCGATGTGGGGAATTTGACCTTTCAACGGGTTAAATTTACCGGAAATTGAAAAGTGCGGCAGCGGAATGTGTGGCCATGAGATGTGGAAGTTAAACAGGCTTTTAATCGCACTGATGCCACGTGCTACGGCGTCCTTGGCGGCATTGATTGGGCCGGAAATAGCTGACTTAATGCCGTTCCAGGCGGAGCTGGTAACGGATTTAATCGCATTCCAGACGCTGGAGACAGTGGATTTTACGCCATTGACCGCACCGGAAACAGTTGATTTGATGCCGTTCCATACGCTGGAAACCACGGACTTCACAGCGTTAAAAACACTAGAAGTTACGGACTTGATGCCGTTCCAAGCACCGGAAACCACTGATTTCACGCCGTTAACAACACCCGACACAACCGACTTTATGCCGTTCCAAACAGATGACACTATAGACGATACTGTGTTAAATATCGTGGATGTGGCTGATTTAATCACGTTCCATGCGGCGGAAACCGCGGACGAAATGGCTCCGACCACCGTCGTAAACACTATCTTAATGCCGTTCCAAACTGCTGAAACCACGGACTTCACAGCGTTGAAAACGGTCGTTGTTACTAGCTTAATAGCATTCCATTCCGCCGTGACGTAAGCGATGATAGCCTGAATTACGACCGTAAAGACAGCCTTGATGCCGTCCCACAGCGCTGTGAAGAACGTCTTAATACCGTTCCAGACCGTCGATGTGACGGTCGTAATGGCAGTCCAAGCTGTGGTCATAGCCGTTTTAATCGCAGTTACCGCGGTTGTAAATATTTGAACTATAGCGTTCCATAGCCCTGTAAAAAACGTCTTAATGCCGTTCCAGGCAGTTTTGAGCCAGTCCATAAATGTTTGCCATGCTTGCTGACCCGCTTTTGTTTGCGTAAAAAAAGCCACTATTGCGGCCACTAGAATGCCTATGGCTGCAACAACAGCTACTATCGGATTAGCAAGCATTGTCACGTTAAAAAGCGACTGGACGGTGGTTGCGGTTTTAATAACCAAAATCACCGCCGCGATGGCAGTGCCCAAAACCTTGAAAGCATCAGCATGTTGCCCAACAAATTGTAAAACAGAGACAACTTTTTGCAGAGCACCAACAATGCCGTTGCTGATGGTCGAAATCATGTTAGCTAGATTAGCTTTACCAATTTGGTCGATGATTTTTTGAATACCGGACACTACATTGGCTTGTAAATTGCCGATTGCGCCTTCGAAGGTCGACGTGCTTTCAGCGGCTTTCTTAGCCCCATCGGTATTCCCAAGGTCTGTAATGGCCTTAGTAAATTCATTCGAGGAAATTTCGCCTTTTTCCATGGCATCTCGGAAGTTGCCGGTATATGCGCCGTTCTTCTTCATTGCTTCTTGCAGCTTGCCAGAGGCACCAGGAATGGCGTCTGCCAATTGATTCCAATTTTCGGTGGTCAGTTTGCCTGCACCCACAGTCTGAGTGAGCACCATGGCTACGCTCCGAAAAGTGTCTGCATTCCCACCGGCAACGGCGTTAAGATTCCCGCTAGCCTCGGTCAGTCCAGTAAAATCTTTGACCCCGTTAGAGGCTAACTGTGCTGTTGTGTTAGAGACCGTCGATAGATCATACACGGTTTTGTCGGCGTAGCTTTTTACATCGGCGCCGGCCTTTTTAATTGTGCCAGAATCGTAACCCGCAAACCCCATAGTTGACTTAAATTTGTCGAGTGCGTCACTGGCGTCGGCCGCCTGGCTCACCATTTCACCCATGCCACCAGTTAACGTAGACAGTCCTTGCTGTGCTAAGCCCGTTACGGCTCCGAACGAGAGCTTTTCCTTAAAACTGCTGATGACTGACGTTGATGTTTGTGCTTTTTCTTTCATTGCGTCCAACGAACTAGTTACTGACTTAACGCCGTTAGCGGACCCATCAAACTTGCTAAAACTTTCAGCTAACTCACCCACATCGCTTCGCGCCACACCCGACGCACTAGCAATCTTGCTGAATGCTGTATTTAACTGGCTTGTGGAGGCTGTGCCTTCACGGATTGCGCTAGTGAGCTTGCCACCAAGAATCGTCTCAAACTGTGTGACGTCTTTGCCAGTAGCGGCCAAAATACCATTTAGCCGATTAGTAGCCGAGCCATATTCAGACTGTGCACTTTGGGCAGACTTCAGCTGACCTTTATACGAGTTCAGTTTGCCTTCCGTTGCTGTCAGTTCCCGCTGAAACGCCCGGTACTCTTCTTCACCCATGTCACCAGATTTAAACTGGGCTTCCACCTGTGCTTGAGCCGACTTCAGCGTTTTCAATCGGCTCTCGGTGTTCTGGACTTGCTTAGCCAGCAATTCTTGCTTCTGGGCCAGTAATTCTGTACTGCCGGGGTTAAATTTCAGCAAGCCGTCAACCTGCTTGAGTTCACTATTGACGGACTTTGTAGCCCCGTCGACATCTTTCAATGCCGACTGGAGCTTAGTGGTGTTCCCGTCAATTTCGATTGTGATACCTTTAATATTTCCTGCCATATTATTCCTCCTTCCTGCTAAAATACGTCGAAATCGGCTTGATTAGCGCGGCGGGTATTACCCTGCTGGCCATTATCCGACTTCGATTCGACGTACTCTTCTAGTGAGTCCAGCGCCTGACCTACACTCATCGTCTCCAGCTCGGCTATGGAAAAGCCGATTTCCTTCATAATGAAAAGAAACGAACTGGAGTCGATTAGCTCATCCGAGCGGTCGGCGCTGTCGATTTTTTTGCTGTATCAAAAAGCTGGCCAATTAGATCCTGCATAGCCTCCGTCGCTTCGGCGAGTGGGAAGCTGTCAAATTGTGCTAGCCAGTCTGCCAGTGGTGGAATTGTCTTGTCATGCGAGTACGCAAAAATCCAAACCATGCGGTAGATGACCGACAGGTCAAGACCAGCAATGGCGTCGGTAGACAGTTTAGACACGTCCACATTGCCTTTGTCATCAGCGGCATCTTGCAAGCCTTGGAAGACCTTCATCAGTAATAGTGCGTCGCCGAAAAAGTCGCGGTTAAACTGTGCTCGGTAGTAAATCGTGGTGGCGGCGTTGGCGGATAAAACCACCCGTTCATCACCAATTTCAAATGTTTTAATCATTTAAAACCTCCGTATTGGCCGCCCGGCAATGCCGAACTGTTAGCTTTCTGCGGCGACCAAAATATTTAGTTAGCTTTCTGCGGCAGCCGTAACTGTCACGGTAGACTTAGCAGTCTTGGCGCCGTCGGCCGTCGTTACAGTAATGTCAGCAGTCCCGGCAGCTACCCCCGTGACCACACCACCAGCATCTACTGTCGCGATGGTGTCATCACTAGACGCATACGTCACGGCTTTATTCGTCGCGTCATCCGGAGCAACTGCTGATCCAAGTGTGGTTGTCTTACCGACATCAACGCTTGCTGTGGCCGGTGTCAGGGTTACCCCCGACACCGCTATGCTTTTGGGGCCGTACCAGGCACTGGTACAGCGTCGTAGAAGCTGTCGTAAGATGTGTCACCCTGGTTAGCCTTGGCCTTGCTACGAGCCGCATATGGGTCAGGACTGGCCGTAAATGCCAGTTCAGACGTGTTCGGTTCAATCTTGTCTGACTTAGTGGAGCTGCCGATGGATGGCCGGGTGGCGGTCACGTTAAATAGCACATGACGTGTCTTCTTGCGGTCACCGTCGAACTCAAACATCAACGCGATAGCCTTCGGCTGAACGTCAGTGTTGTCGACCTGCAAGCCGCTGGTTTCGTCCTTGATTTCGCCGAAGACGTCCTGCATAAATTCGTCGGTCACACGTGCGATGGTCAATTTGCCGGAGTAACCTTGGTTGGACACTGCGGTGTAGTATTTCGTGTTGTCGGCGTAAAAGTCATTAGAGTCGCCTTCCGCATCCACACTGATTTCTGTTGCCCCTGGCATCACCTTGACGTCGCCGTACTGGAGTTCAGTACCGGTATCGGTCACGATGGCGTAGTGAGCATTCTTAAGGCCAAACTCGACCTTGTTTTCAACTGCATTTTCTGCCATTTTTTAATCTCCTTTATCTTGTAAAAAGTAGTCACGCTCATACATACGGTCGGTGTCGATGTAGATGTCTTCACCCACAGACCAGGGGCCGTACGCATCTAAAAAGGACTCAACCTTCGTTTCCTTCGGCGGGTCCTTCTTCTCAAAATACATTTCGATGGTGTAGTTCCGCGCCGTGTACAGATGACCGTCGTCGCCATATACGACGTCCGGGTCAGTCTCACGCACGACCAAATATGGTAACGCGGGTACCTGACCGGCTTGCCATGAGCCGTACGTTACTGGTAAGCCAGTCGTCTTCAATCCTTTGATGACATCACTTAGCATCTTTAATCGCCTCCGATGTCAACTCGACGAACCGCTTGGCGGCGGCTTCCTCGGCTGGTTTAATGTGCACGTATGCCCGCACGCGGCCCCCGCCACGTTTGGCGTGCCCGTGTTCGAGCAGATGAGTGAGCTGAGGCTTTACGGCGTTGTACACGTACCGCTGGCGGCCGTTCTTCTTGACTCGCCAGCCCTTCGCGTACCGGCCAGTTTTCTTCGGCGAGGTTTGTTTGAGCATGGCGACGGTCTCTTTGCCGACCTGGTCAGCGGCCCGATCCACCTTGTCATCAATGCCTTTCACGTACTCGTTCATGATTTTCGTCAGGTCAATTCGTACTTCCGCCATCCGCGTCACTTCCCTTCTGCTCTAGGTACAGCTCGATTTCATCATCGTTGCGCTCGTACGTCCGGATGAGCGAGTATTTTTGACCGTTGTACAAAAATTCTTGTTGGCCGTCGTACTCAAAGGTGTGCACAATCAGCTCAATGGCTGGTTTGATGCCTGCACGGCGCGCCGCATAAAACTCATTCATCTGAATTTGCTTTTTGCTCGCCTGCACAGTCGTTTCAGTGGCACCTAAAACCTGATTGCCGTAGTCGTCACTTGTGTACGTGTTCGCAATCATCGTCAGGTCTTCCGTCCAGTCATTCATCGGCGCTCACCCGCTTTACGATGAGGTTCCGCAGGCGGTACTCGAGGTTGCGCGGCATGACGTCCTCGCCACGATGCTTGAAGCGCCATGCAGTGTAGTCGACCAAAAACATCTGGGCTGTTAGCGATTTGAGTGACAGTCCTTTTTCGCTGGTCAGCTCATCCCTCACCGCGTCCAGCAAACTTTGCAAATACTCGTCGCGTGTGGTGGACGTTATGCCGATGTTGGCCTTGAGCAAAGTCAGTAGGTCAGTCATGCACCATCACCTCCTAGGACGCAGCCGTAACCGTTACCTTGACCATGGCTGTAAAGCTACCGCTCGTCGCCGTGATGTTGGCCGTGCCTTCGGCAACAGCGGTAATCGTGCCATCAGCTGCTACTGTCGCCGTAGCTTCGGTATCACTAGCGTAGGTGATGGCCGCGTTGACTGTCACCGCGTCGTCAGCGTCGGCTGGGTCAGCCGTAGCGGTCACTTGCTTAGTATCGCCGACTTTCATCGAAGCCGTGGCCTGGCTCATCTTGAGGCCCGTTGCCGGGCCTACGCTTTTGGGTCATCAGTACCTGCGACAGTCACAAAGTAACCTGCGGCCGGGTCAGCAACCTCAACGTCAAAGCGAATGGCTCCGTACAATGCACGACCGTACTGTGCGTCAACCGCAAAGTCGACGGTCACTTCGTTACGGTCAAACAACTTAGCAAAACGCTTAGCATCGCCGACGAACAATTGCATAGCGCCCTGTTGACCGCCGAAGGCCGTGTCTGGCACCTTGGTGATTGGTGCGCCAAGGACAGTCGTACCGGATGGACTAGTAATATCTTCGTGCAAAATGTAACGTCCTTCATTGTCCTTCAGAGTGTCGAGATAATTGTATGCGGACTGCGTAGCGACGATAACGTGGTCATATGCTGGGTCCAGGTCGACGTTAAAGATGTGCTTGAGGTCGTCCACACTACTCATACTCTTTGCGGTGGCGGTTGCCAAAGCTGGAGCGATGGCGGCGTTCTTAGTGTTCAGACTGATTTGACCTAGTTGGTCGCTCAAAATAGATTGGAGGTCCGCGATGTCCTGCAAAGATTCTTCGGAGTAAGTAATCTGCCCACGACGAGTCTGAACCTTCCAGTCAACCACACGCACGGATGGCTTTGCCAACTCTGGATTGGCCACCAATTCTTCGGCTGTGTGGAACTGCTCGTCAGTCTTGGCGAGCACAGTGTAAGAACCGGACTGGGCCTTGGCCGGACGAACGTCAATGACCTTGGTCAGGTCATAGCTAGTTTTTACTTCGTCTTCTGGTGCGTAGATGATGTCCTTTGGCACGATAGCGCCAAGGTCACTGGTGACAAGACCGTCGCGCTTTTGACCTTGAGACTTAACAAAATTAAATAGTGCTTGTGCGCGTTCTTCCTTCTTTGGCGTAATCACGTGGCGTGCACCTCCTTGTGCGGGTGTTGGGGCCGGCGCTGGGTCGGTCTTGGCTGCTGGCTCATTGTTGTCGTCCAGCTTCTTTTCAATGTCGGCAACTTCTTGCTTCAACTTATCGACGTCGGCCTTGATGGCTTCGATGTCGGTGTCATTCTTGTCGGCGTCATCGGCGGCCTTGTTGAGGTCGTCTTCGGTGGTGGCGTCATCGGCTGCACGCAACAAAGTCGTCTTCTTGTCTTCCAGTTCAGCCAATTTCTTCGTGTTTTCCTCGATTGCGGCGCGCTTGAGCTTCAAACGCGCGTTTAAAATGATTGGATTTTCCATTTATCTTGTAGCTCCTTTACTTTTGCTTTCTTCTTGAGTTCAAATTCACGCTTTTCAAAGGCCGCAACATCCTGCGACCGGGCCCCAATTTCCGTTGTCGGATAGGCCGGCCAGGTGACGATGGACACTTCAAAAAGTTGGACGTCGGTCAGCGTGTCGTGGACACCGTCTTCGGCTCGCGTCATGTCATCGTTGTTTATGCAAAACGCGAAGCTAGCAGAGCTGATGTCTCCTCGCATGACTTTGGCATATACAGAAAGGGCCTCCGGGTCGTCCTCATTGATGAGGATGGACCCGAAAAGCCCTTGGTCGTCTTTGGTTAGCGTTAATGTGTTGGCACTTGTCCGACCTAGCACCTTAGCGGAGTCGTGGTCGAACAGCGCGCGAATATCTTGCTTCTGAATGTCGTCCGCAATCGCGGTCGGTGAGACCGTTTCAAAGTAGCCATCGAATAATTTGGTTTCTTCGTTAAATCGGATGAAATAGCCTTCCAATCGTTTCTCGCCTGAGCCGTCATCGTCGGCAGCTCGGAAGTGAGTGGCGGGCGTCAGACTAGTTCGCTTTTTCTGGATCATTAGCATCACCTCCTTTCGTGATGTCATCGCCGTTGCCGGTTAGCTTGCCTTGGTCGCCCAATCGGTCTTCTGGGATGTAGTTTTCCAGCGCCAGCAACTGCTCCATATCTTCGCGCGGCTCCAGCCCCAACCATGAGCGCAGTTCGTTACGCGTCATCGCCATGTGGTCGACCATCGTGGCCCCGGCGGTTACCTGTTCGTCAAGGTCGTAGCTGTACAGTGACCGCGGGTCAAATTGAAAATACATCTGTGTGCTAATCAACACGTCTTTGGTCATCGCCTGGGCAATCGTGTTCCCAACCGAAGCAATCGTCGTGTTGATGAAGTTGTTGTACTCCTCTTTGTTAAACTCGCCGACGCCAATTAAAAACGCCGGCACCCCGAAGATGCTGGCGATGGTCTTTTTGTCGACTTCCACAGTGTCGTTGATAGCTAAGTCGTTGAGTGTCATCGGCTTGACCTGCTCGACGTTTAGCATGTCGCTGGGGATAATCCACGGCTCGCCGGAGTCTGACTCCAGATACTTCTTGCGGATTTTATCTCGGCCTTCTTTACTAGCCAGGCCCTCGGCATCAGAATCAACAGCCACGATAAGATTCGGCATGTACCGACCAGACATAAAGGTTGACTTCGTGTTCTGTGCACCGGCCAAGTCGTCGATTAAAGGCTTGGTTATACGGCTATACCCGGTCCCAATTTGCGGGTACCGCGGGTCAGGGTTGAGGGTGACGTGGAGCAACTGATTACTGCCGAACTCCCGGCCTTTGTACCGGACGGTCAGCTCGTCGCTGTTTTCGTCATACATGTAGCTAACTTGGCTCATATCGAATGGTCGCAATTGCGATAGATAGTCTGATCCGGGCTGAACGACGATTTGTGCAATCGAATTGCCATCGCCGTACAAAAACAGGTCGCGGACCATCTTGGTGACCCACATTTTACGTGTCATGTTGTGCGCTGGGTTGACGTCAATCAATCGTGCCAGTTCGTTGCGCACGCGGACCGCACCGGTGTCACTAGCCTGCATAAGATGCAAGCTCATGTTGCTGACCAGCTTGGCTATCTCGTCCACAACTGCTAGCACCTCTGGGCTGTCCGCTAGGCGCGTGTAACCGCCCGTGGACAGCATTGCGGCATAATCGGACAGGTCTACCATCTGCACCGCAGAACGCTTCTGTGGCGGTGCTGGGGCCGTCCTCCGCTTAAATCCAAACATTCTCTCACCTCCTTTCGGTGACTAGTCATCGAGCCACTCGCTGGCCTTCTGGGCCTTGTCGATTGATTCCAGCATCTGCACTGCCGCAAACACCGACGCGTCAAACAGGTCAATTCGGTGCGTCCCAGACTGGTTATCAATTTTGTCGTATTGGATTTGGTCGTCGGTCTTCTCGACCGCGCGGACGTTAGCAACACAGTACTCGTAGGCTTCGGAGTGGCAGTAGTACAGTTCTTTGTTCTTGGCCTTCTGCTCAATCCGCCGAAAGCCTTCGGACTTGCGCCAGTAGTACTGCGGTTGGTCGACGATACGGAAATGCTTGGCGCGCATCCCCATGAAAAACTCACGGCCGAACTTTTTGTCAAAGCCGACTTTCTTGACGTTGAAACCAATCTCGCGCATGGCCGCGAACCACCGCACCACATCGTCGTATTGCACGGTGGGTGTGTTGCTCATCGTCAGCAGGCCATCGTCTTCCCAGCCAAACAGTGGTATGCCATCGGTGTTGGCCTTCTCATGGGCGGCCGCTCGTGGGAAGAACGCGTGGGTGATGATGATGTCGACGTCGCCATACCTCGCATACAAGGCGGCGGCGGTGAGGTCATGCAATTTGGACAAATCCGCCCCGCCATACCATTTGAGATTTAGCTTTGCCAAGTCGTCCAGCGACCAGTCGTACTCGTTGTCACTGGCCTGGAATTCGTCGAGGTTGAAGTACGCCTTGCTGGACGCCGTAAAGACATTGAGTGTCTTGTTAAAAAATTCCAGCCGCGTCTGCGGGTCATTGAGCGCCATCTGTGCGTCGCGTTTCAAATCGTCGAGAGAGACGGTGATACCTGCGGACGGGTTCGACTCCAGCAGCACCTTGTCACTGGTGAAATTATCCACATCACCATCTTTGTTCTGATCGGCTTCAGCGATGAAAAAGAAGTACTCATCGTCTTTGATGGTTCCGGCCAGGACTTTCTCAGCATACTTTTCGCGCTGTGCCAGAAAGCCGTTCGGCATGTCACCGGCCGTGGAAATACCAATCAGCAATTTATTTCGGTATGCTTTCTGTGCATTCTTCATCAGCATGTATTTCTTTGATGATTTAAAGGCGTGCAGTTCGTCCAAAATGAGTAAGTTACTGTTTAGTGAGTCCAATTTTTTTTCGTCACTCGCCAACGCCTGGATAAAAATAGAGCCCTGGTCGCCAAAATCTTTGGTGACTGAGTGCTCCGAATTGTTGTCCCGTATTCTAAATGTCTCGTCATGTAAGCGGTCGACGTTAAACCGCAGGAAACTAAAAGCTTCCATCGTCTGTTTGAGCGAGTTCGCCAAGATGTAAAGCTTGCTACCGGACCGTGCTTCCAGTATCGACAGTGCCCAACCAAAGGCAGCGGCAAAGGCCGTCTTCCCCTGCTTACGGGGCACCATGATGAGTGCTTCCTTGTACCGGCGTATCTGCTTCCCTTTTTCAAAGAAGCCGCAGATATTCATGACGACAAACTTCTGCCAGTCGGTTAGCCGCATTGGCTCGCCCCGCAGCGGAGCACCGGTTAGTGTTTCACCTTGTTGGTGGACGATGGTGCTTTCGATGAGGTCGATGACAAAGTCCGCTTGGTCAGTCCGGAAATCAAATTCGTCCGTGCGCTTCAGGTCAGCAATAAATCGCTTGGCGGCCTGGACACGTTTCTTGTTAGCAGGGATGCTGCCATCAATCATCCCCTGGGCGTAGTGCATGGCCGTGTCGAAATTAGTCATCCACGATCATGCTCCTTCATAAATGCTTCCAGGGGATTTTCGCCAGCACCTGGTGGTAACACGGCGGCCATGTTAGTCTTTGGGTTAAGCATCAGGCGGTCGGAGTAACTCACGATGTCCTTGCGTAATGTCTCCAGCGCATTGAGCACGGGTACTTTGCGTTGATTAGTCGCACCAGCCTTGTTGGTGTACTCTTCGCTGACCTGGTATCCACCCGCGGCAAACTGATTTTGGAGTACGGCGTACTGGTCGAGTAGGTCGGCATAGATGTTAATCATGTCGTCGTACTCTTCCTTGTACGTACCGAGTCCTTTCATCTGCTGGATGACTCGTCGGCGCATGTCCAGCGGTTCTACTTCTGCTAATTGTGACACGTTGTCACCCCTTTCTCGTTGACACTAGCGTAGTCGGAAAAAACTCCCTATGTCCCGTACCCCATAACCATAAGCGATTGCTAATTGGTGGGGGGGTTGCGATAGAACGCTTCGAACTCCCGTTTTCGCTTTCTCTGCCAATATCGTCCTTTTGCTGTGATTTCGTCCGTTAACCGATCATGCATTTGATTGTGTGACTGTGTACTCAATGGCAATAGGTTCCACGCTTGCAAGCCTAGCTCTGGGTAGTCTTTGAGCGGATAGATGTGGTGTATCATGGTCGCCGGTATGGTCTTGCCATAGCGCTTGGCTTCTTGGTCTTCATATGAGTAGTGACGCATGACCACTGCACGTTTGTGTTGCCATCGTTTGCTCGTGTAGAAGTCATGGTTGCGCAGTCGATTAGTCATCGGTATCGCCTCGATATGTGGCATATGTGGTATATAAAAAGGCCGCCGTTATGGCGACCCTGTATAGGTTGATGGTTGTCCAGCACCACGTATGTTCCTGTTTCTCATCTGTCCTACACTAGCATTTTAGTACGTAAGTTAGTGCGATTCGCGCCAACTTTGCGACACCTACCAGCCAAGCAGTTCCGCCATACGATTAAAGAATCGCTTGCGGTATCGCTGAACCGTACGCGGTCCAAGGTTGAGCATCTGTGCCACACCGTCAACTGTATACTCGGGCCGGCGTTTTAAGTACAACTCGCGAATGATAGTCTGCGTGTAGCTGTCCGATTCGGCCAAGCATCGGTCGACTGCTTGCCGTTGTTTGCGCAACTGGTTCATGCGCACGTCATCAGCAATGGTTACTGCCGTCTGCTCGGCCGTGTTAGTCATGACGTTCGACTTGCCCCCGCCAATGTTCTCATCTGGTTCTGTGACTGGTGTCATCAGCTCGCGTCGCCGTTTGTCCAAGTAATCGGTGATGTCCTCGTAGTCGCGCAGAATCAGCGCGATGTGATTGTATATTTGTCGCTCGATAGTCAATCACCTTGCTCTCGTAAATATTCTTCATACGCCTGCGCGTCAGCCGCAGGTATGCCCTCTGGTGTATCTGGCATTAGTCGTCATCTCCAATCATCAGTGCCATACATATCAGCATCATGACAACAAAGCCTTTGAATGACAGGGCTCCTGTGAAGAACGCAATTATGATAACCGCTGTAAGACACCCCATCACCGACGCCTCCGCTTCTTGATTTCCTGATTAGTCTTGTGGTTTGCGTATAGCCAGAAGCTCACGTATATGACGAACAAGACTACGCCGATAATCGTTCCAGCTATTTCAGCACAAAGCCTAAATGTAAAATACGCATTAATCATTCTCCGTCCTCCACTAGCACGCGCTTGTATTTGTAGCCGGGATCCACGCGCTCGCATTCATCCCACGTCCACTGTGCGTCCGGATATCGGTATCCCGGTAGCTCCACCCGTGTGTGTCCTGACCGCACGAGGTAGTAGTCGTGCTGTGCGGCTTTGGGGTAGTAACGCACGAGGTAGTACAGGCGTAGGTGTGCGGTGGACGATGCGGCTATGGCCGTTGCCCTGATTCGGTCGGTAAAGGTTTCAGTCATCTAGTCGCCTCCATAAGGTCAAATAGATAACTCTGCATACGCCGTTTATTGAAGTCGTAGCAAGCCATGCTGTCCTGTTTATACCCGGTAACTTGAATTATGTTATGCAGTCCTTCCAACTCGTGTTCCACATCATACTTCGAGTCATAGTAGGCGTAGTAATCAGATGCATCAGAATCAGCAACTTTTGCGATGATTCCCGGCCAAGCAACCTCGGCACAGTCTTTGATATTTTTCAAAAAGATATCCGCCACAGAACTAACGTCGGCACTTGCATAGTTGTACAAGCGGCCGGCAACGGTGGATTCTATCGGGAACATGCCAAGCGTCACTTTGTGGGGACTCGCAACTGTCTGAATGTATTGGCCATTATGCAAGTTGATAATTCGGGTTAGCTTAGTTATCATTGCGTACCTCCAGTAATTCTGGGTTCTCGTCTAGTCTTGCTCGAATTGTCGTCCAATCAACGTGGTAGCGTATAGCTAGGGAATTAACAGACGATCCATTTTTGTATGCCTCAACAATCTTCGTCACTGGCAAATTTCTCCGCTTCTTTTGCTTAGTACCAGCTCGACGATGATTGGCTTCTGACAGTTTCGCTTTGTGCTCTTGAGTAAACTTGGCACCCGCCATATGGTGAGAGGTGTGGTATTTTCCAACCATGATTGCTAGATTACTTAAGCGATCGTCCATCTTGTTTTCATTTAAGTGATGCACGAACATACCTCTGGGGAGTTTTTGATTCATCTGCCATTCAAGCAGCAACCTGTGCACATGCGTTTTCTCACCATTGACTGTCACTCCAGCGTAATTGCCATACTGATACACGTGATGGATTGAAGGAGTAGGAACCTTTGATGCCCACAAAATCGCACTTGCAACATCAACTTCATCAATCAGAGCGTCACAGTCGTTGATAATCTTAATTGGTTTCTGTGTTTTTATTGTCAAGTAAATCACCATTTTCCCACATGTTGCCAACGACGCTACTGCGGTTTGCCATGTCGGCAATGCTCTCGATAACCACCTGTGTACCGCCATAACGCAATACCGGCTGGAACTGGCCGTCGGCAAATTCAACTTTGTATAGGCTGCCGAGTTCGCCACGCAGGACGTCGCCTTCGTAAATTTCCTTGCCGTTGCGGTCGTGCAAGCCGGTGTACTGCATCGGAATAAATGCGCTTGGATCATCAGTATCGTGATTCCGTGTTTCGTGTCCTGGAGTACCAATGCCCACCCAAGATAATTCGTTGTTCCAGAATGACAAGCTCACCACCGCCATCATCCGGTCGTGCAGTGTGTCCCACGCTCGAAACTTAATCTCTCTCATACCGCACCTCCACAATTGTCATCGCTGGCATCGTCCACCATTCGGGCTTGTCATACGCCGCGTCCACGAAGTTGTCGGCTTCGTCGTAGGTGTCGAACGTCGCGATGACCTCGTGTGAAAACATATCTTGGCACTCATACTTAATTGTCATCGCTATCCTCCGTGTCGATTTTCACCCGTTCGCAGTCCTCTAGGCCGTAGTGCTCGATTTCGTCCTCGGTGAATTGTGCGTATTCCCGTATTAGAAACCAGCTGTCAGCTTCCAACGTAGATAGTTCGTCGGTGTCACTGTACTTAGCGTAGTATTGGCTTGCTGTATGCGGCACCTTGACGTTGTACTTTGTCGGCTCGACCACCGTGTAGCCGTCGATAGCCGCTTCCGTCAGGCGGAATTCTTCGTCCATACAATCGTCGCCGCTGATATAACTAAAGTGCGTATCCACGTAATCAGCTATCGCTGACGCCAGACCTGCGCCCGGACTGTCGACTGCATCGTCGATTAGCTCCGCTTCTTCCTGGCTCACAGGCACCTTCGGCTTTACTGGCACCATCTCGACTAGGTGACCGCCATGCGAGATAGCCATGGTCTCCGCATCTGGCTTCCAAAATGCCCGGCCAGACCTCTTTGACATAAATCTGTGTTTTTCCTCCAACTCGTCATAATCTAAAAAGTTTCCGCGCTCGTCTTGCACCATCCACATGCTAGTCATAATCACTCAACACTTCCTTTAGAGCATCCAATTGTTCACGTACAGCATCACGAATTTCTATGGCACTGGCATTCGGCCCTTTAACGTCGCGTGCACTGGCAAATGCACTTGTTAGTTCATTAAACGCAACCCAAGCAATATCGCCCCATACATCAATATCTGTCACCGATTGACGGTCTTCCTCTGTAGAGCCAGACCAACGAGGCGAATCAATTAAGGCATGTAGCAAATGGGCAATTTCTGGTGAACTCATTTTTCTAGTCATGGTCGGTCACCTCCACAGGTTTGATTGCTACAAAGCACGGATAAACGATTCCACCATACATTCGAGACCACGCAAGTGCCCGTTGCTTAGATGTCTCGAAATGGCCCACATCTTTGTTCCAGACCGAGTCACCATCGGCGCTAAAACTGAGGTACTCATCAGCCTCATTTTTAATCACATAAATCATAATTCCTTCATCTCCAGTTTCACGATTTCGCCTGTTTCCTCAACGCGCCATGCGTCTAGAACCCATGCAAGAGCAAAAACTTCATTATTGTCTACTATCCAGTTGACCACGCGACCAACCCCTTTTCTGCTTAATGTGTTGACAGCAAAAATAGCGTCAAATATTGTGCCACCGAGGTTCTGTTTCTCTTTTTGTTCCTTAATTGATACTCCCACCGCTTTTGGAATCACCGGCAGATTATCTGGCAAGGCGGCGTCATATTCATCAAGATAATTTGGCTCATCATCACAGTAATATGGACTTCCGGTTTCATTGGTATATGCGTCAGAAACCTCGGCGTAGCATTCTGCTAATTTCTCCAACACGTCCCGCTTCGTCTCACTACTCATGGTCGGTCACCTCCACAGGTTTGATTGCTTTCACCCATGCGGGCGCGGCGTCGATGTCGGCTTGGGTGACGGTACCGTTAGCAATCATTATGCTATGCACCATGTCGTCTATTTCGTATTCCTTAGTATCCCAATTGCCATCAGACGCTAGACATGCATATATGCCCCAACCATCACATTCCGCGCCTTCCATCGGCAAAACGTATCGCTTTTCCTTTGCCATCAGTCTTCCACCTCCACTGTCTCGAAGCCGTCCAGGTGATATTTCTCGATTTCCTCGGCGGTAAATTGCTCGTCGGCGGTATTATCGGCAAACCTTTCTATAGCTTGGCCGATACTGTTGTCGTTGCGTTTATAGAATCGTTGCCTTCCGCTAACGCTATCCCACTCTTCCGGAACCTTGACGTACCACCGCTGCGGTTGCTTGACCGTCCAGCCGACGTCCAGGGCGCGGAAGATGTCTTCGATGGACATATCGTGCTGAAGCTTAAGAGTATCGACGTAATAGTCAGAACTGTTTGCTGGATTGCCGTGTGCTAGTTCTTCGCGCAAATCTGCTAACGTCTTTCCAGCTTTCTTGCTCACTTCCACCGGCTCTGCTTTCTCGACCAGCTCTACGACGTGGCTATAGCAGTCTTCATCTGCTTTTGCTTTAGCGCTATCAACACTGATGTCAGTGTACGCGTAAAATTCTCGGGTGCTGTCTGGGCTGTCCCCCATCCTATCCCGCAGCACTCCGTCTCCATCTTTAATTGCGTATAAGCTCATTTCCCAAGTCCTCCATTTTCTTCCACGGCCACGATTGCGTTTCGTAGTGTCTGTATGCCGATGCCCAGTGCCTTCGTTGCCCGTTTCTGGTCGCCAATCGCTTTGTACGTCCGGTAGTACATCGCCATTTCTCGCGTCACCACTGGCTTTGCTGGTGCTGGTTGTGCATCCACAATCAGACGTGCCGCTGTGACTTCTGGACTGCCGGCTGGTGCGTCCGCGATGCTGCCGTAGGTGTCCTCAATCGTGTGTACGGCTGCCATCAGCGCATGGTCACGCTCGTGCCGCTCCAGCAACTGTTCGGCACGTTTGCGGTATGCGTCGGCCGTTTTCTTAGCCGACTGCTTGCGGTCCCACTTCAATTGTTCGGACGGTGCCAGCTCATGCCGCCGCTGGTATTCACGCTGTTTACTTGCTGATATTCGCTTGCGCATATGCGTCCACCACCTGTCCGATTTGCAGATCGTCAATGTCGGCGTACCGCTTGGCTTCCTGGCCATTCGCCCGGTGATAGGTTGTTACCCGCTGGGAATGACCGTTGTTTACTTCCACATACATATTTATTCTGCCTCCTCGATTAATCGCACCGCGTCCTCTGCTGACCGACATACGCCGTAAATTACAGCTGGATATCGCTTAATCATCGCCGCGAAGCGTTTCTGGTCTTCGCGCAGACGACCGCGGGCATTTTTACACTCGATTAAAATCATGCGGCCATCGCTATGCCTAAATCCTGATAGATCTGGCCACCCAGGCGGTGGTCCCGCCGAAAACAGGCGTCCGTCATTAGTTTTTACTGTGCCAACGTTTGTGCGAATGATGGTGCACCCGTGCCGCGAAACAGCTAGCATGATTTCTGACTGTATTGCATGTTCTGACTTGATTGCTGCGCCTCCAATCTGGTGAAGAAAGGTGAAGGCAAGGTGAAGGGTTACTCGCAAGCTGTATCCCTTGTCGCTGTAAGTGTTAGCCCTCATTGGTGAAGCAGGTGAAGGGTAATCGCGGAAAGTATCCCTATATATATACTTTTATTACTTATAAATACTTTCAGAAGTAACCCTTCACCTAGGTAAAAATATGGGTTGAGCACTTACGGCCATGCGGGTTTGCGCCGCTGGGTAACCCTTCACCTGCCCTTCACCTTTTGTGATTTTGATTAAAATACGGTTAATTATTGGCAAAGTTTAGACGTGGGTCTGTAATCGCCCTCACACCTTGGTACACATTTCCATATTTTGTGTGCTTGCGCGGATATTTGTCCGCCATCTCTTTGCCAAATTTTGTACTGCTCATCATGTACTGGGCATTTTCGCTCGCCCAGTTTTTGTATGCCTTAAATGCTTCGTTAGCTTTCCAGGTATATCCCGGTCCCACCTCTCCGACGTCCTCGACAAACGCGGTGAGTACATCCATCTCTGACCGGTAGTTTTTGCTGGCTTCGACCACCACATCCGGAGCGGTTAAGCCCTCACGTTGCCATTTCAACGCGCCATCAACCATCCAATTGAGAATGCCGATGGACTCACGCTCCAGTTTGTACTTGAGGTCACGGTCGACTTTATCGTCCGGAATCTGTACCCTAAACGGAATCAGCATGAGTCTCCGCCAGATACCGTCGTCAGTACCGCGAATGATCGGTTTGTGGTTAGTCGCCAGCCAAAGCTTAAACTGCGGCTCAAACTCGAACTCTTGGCCGTACAGTTTGCGGGCCGTGACTTTGTCGCCACCGGTCAATTGCTTGACCAGGCCTTCGTCCAGTCGGTAGCCCTCGTTGGGTTCGCTAGACGTGACCAGCCGTGCACCTTTGAGTCGGGCAATGTCACTGTTAGGACCGGACTGCCGGTGTACCATGATGGTCTCTGCCTGAATTGTCTTCGCGTAGCTACCCATAATATTTGAGACTGTTTCCAGAAAGATTGATTTACCGTTGCGTCCTTTACCATGCAGAATAAACATGACCTGCTCTTTAGTACTCCCGGTGAGTGAATAGCCCAGCGCTTTTTGCAGGTACTCAATCAACGCTGTATCGCCATCGAATATCTGTTCCAAGAATCGTTGCCACTCGGGCGCGTCGACCTTATCGGTGTACTCAAAGTTGCCTTGCTGACTAAACATCTGCTTAACTTCGTGGTCGTGGAGCTCGCCGCTCGCTAGGTCGATGTAGCCGTTGTCGACGTTAAATAGCACGCTGTCGCGGTCGAACTCATCCGGTTGGACGGTCAGGCGATGCTTGGACTCTTCCACCATTGCGTTCTTACTGCGGTGCTGACGGCTAGTTTTCATGAACGCCGCCCATTTCTGCTGCATATCCTCCGGCTTAACTTCCGGTGGGCAGATTATTTTCTCGTTTTTCAGGTCGTCGATGGTTAAATCAACCATCTTACCAAGCTCACCGGTCGTGTCAATCGTCCAAAAACTGCCATTGTACGCATACCAGGCTTTGTCAATCGGCGACCACCGAAGTACATCGCCGAAGCGATCCACCAGTCGCTGTGCGTTGCCTGTGTCATCCCACGAGTGCGGCGGGAAGTCCTTGGGTTTGCCATCTTTCTTGTGTCCGAAGTTGAGCTTGTATTTCAGCGGTTCTCGCTCTGGATGATAGATGTGGTCGGTGTCGTTGATGGCCTTGTTGAGCAAACCCGCGCCATACGTCGTCTTGCCGTGCTTCTCGTCGTACTTTCCGCGCATGAGTGACGACTGCCGAAAAATTTCATCCATCTTGCTGTAGTCGCGGCCCGTCCAAAATGCTAAGTCGTTGGCAAACGCCAGGTCGGCTTCGGACTGTGATGGGTAAAATTGCTCCCAACCACCATTAAGCAGTAGCTTGATACGCTGGCCGGTCTTGCTGGCGAGCATCTTGGCGACAATCTCGTCGGCCGGCATGTTGTTCGGTCCACCGTCATCACGGTCTTGATGGATCGCGATGACTTTCTTGGGTTCCAGATACTTCGTGTATAACCGTTTAAACTTCGCTTCGTTCGGCATGGTGACCACGTTGTACGGCCCCAGACGATTGCCCGTCATGGCAAAGAATCGCCCAGAATCGTACATTTCCACGTCACCCGACCGTCGTCGGTCACCAGGAATATGGCCCTTACCGATGATGTGGATGCCCTCGCCGGACATACTGACCTCGGTGTAGCTGTGCATTGCGGCCATAAATTCATACGCTTGATTGTCGGTGATGTCGCCGTCACGGTAGCGAGCAATTTCACCGCCAATGTGGTCAACGTCTACACCGATATACCCGTTCGCGAAGAAAAAGCCGAGTCCGTCCATCGAGTAGGCAGCCAGTGCCGTTTTAGCTTCATCAAACGTCACCCATTGCTTGCTATCAGTTGTGGACGTCTGTGTGCCCGTCTTCGCGCTGTACGGAATCTTCGTATACCTCTGTTTTTCAGGCTGCCAGATTTTTTGATACAGCCCCCATTGCGCTAGGGACTGAAGTTCTGCCGGTATCTGCTCATACATTTACTGTCCTCCGCTTAGAACGGCAAGTCGTAGTCGCTAATGTCGATACCGCCATCGTTCTGCTGATTGTCGGCTGTCTCATCCGTCTGCGAGAATTCGTGCTGTACAGTCGCGAACTTCGTTTCGTGTACATCCCACGGGGCTACCGTATTGATGTCGCGTACTTCGCCGTTGTAGTCATTCTTGGCTTTCTTGACGTGCACCAGCACCGGCTTGTGCAGGATGGCGTTGGCAAAGTCGTCAATGCTATTGAGCACCGTGCCTTCAGGAATCTTGGCCGCGTCAAGCACGTACTGTAGTTGGTCGAGTTCGTACTCGCTGGTCGCCTTACGACGCCAGTTGTCCCAGAAAACCACGCGGTTGTGGTACTTGCCGTTCGTGTTCGGCAGTGCTTCGTCCAAGTCATTCCG